TTATACCTCATTGGCCTCCATCTTGCCAGGGGTACCGGCCTGCAGATGGGGGTCCGGGGGGTTGTCGGGGGGGGCCAACCCCACACGACGCGAGTCGCTGCATGCCTTGCCCTTGCCGCCGTTGTCAGTGATGCGCGAACCCCACTGGTTGTGCGCGCAGGTGGCGCACTTCTTGGACTGCGGCTCGTCGGCGTCGGCTTCAGGCGCAATGCCGCTGTTGGAGTAGCAGGTTGGTTTGGCTTTCTCGCCTTCCTGGTAGCCGTTGGCGTAGAACACCTTGGACTTGTCCGGGTTGACGTCGATGACGACGACTTCGATGGACGCTGCCGGGTCTTCTTCGCCGGGCTTGGTGATCAGGGTGCGCTCGTCACCGCGCTGGATGTGGAACACCTTGCCCTTGATGCTGATGACAGGGAACCCGTCAGAGCTTGAGTTGCCGACCAGCTTGTTGCTGGTGAGTGGTTTGCGACGGCCCAGGATGGCAGGGAGTTCGGGGGTGTCAAACGGAATGATATTCATGGTAAGTACCTTTTATGGGTTAAGGTTGGTTGGAGTGAAACTGGGTTTTTGCTTTCGCCCTCACCGCCACAGCTTCTTCAAAGTTGGTGAAGTATCCTAACCTGATACGCTTTCCTGCGTTAGAGATTTCCGCGCCCCAGCGCTTGTCACGGGACAGCCAGTGAACGCCAGTAACGCCGGATTTACTGTCCGAGCGAATACCTGCGTTGCACAGATTCTCCTGCCGACTAACGCTCCGCAGATTGGACCAGCGATTGTCTGACCTGACCCGATTTATGTGGTCGATGTCTGCGACCGGCCACTGACCAGTCACATACAACCAAGCAAGCCGATGCGCTCGGTAAAGCCTTCCCAGCACGTATATGCGCGTGTACCCCTGTCCGTCATTGAACCCGGCATGTTTCCCCAAGCGGCTCTTGTGCACTGCTTGTTTATGGGTAAACACACCCGTTTCAGGGTCGTAGGTGTACCTTTGGCGTAACGTCTCTGCGGTCAAGTCCATCACGATTTCCTGAAATTTACAACACGCGTTTCACTGTAGTTGATTCCGGGTGGCAGGTCTTCGTTCGCACTCTTATACTGCTCAACAGCAGCCTTGGACACACGGCGCTCGATCAACTCGTACGCTTGGTGCTCTTTCACGAAGCCAAAGAACGTGTCCCAATCAGCAATGCTGGCCGAGGTGTGCGTAGCAGTGTACGCGGTGCCCTGATCCGTCTTGACTGAGTCCACGCCGATCTCACCGAATTTAATCAGCAAGAGGGCTTCGATTTTGTTCTGAAGCTCGTCGTACTTGGCCTTGTCCAGGTCGTACTTGGCTTTAAGCTGTGACTTCTTCTCGCGTACTTGTATGTACGTTTTGACCAGATCGTCCATCTTCATTTTGGTGTACCTCGTTTGTTTTGTTGGAAACTTTTACCATCAGCCAGGATGTCAACTCGTCGTCGACCCAACGCACACCGCGCGCCCTTGCGCTACCCAAACCAATACTGATGGGCCTCGGGAAAGTGGGGTCCAGACTTTGAATCCGGTAAACATTGCTGACGGCGCAGCTAAGTTTTTCTGCAACTTGTTTTACTGTAAGCAGGTTCATTTTGGTTTTCTCGGTTGGTGCTTGTCAGGGGGAAGGAACTATTCTATCGTCTTCAACCATGGACAGCAATATACCTTGCATCTTTTGTTTGTTTTTGAGTCGGTCGTAGGTCTTGTTCTCGATAGGGCTCCCTTCAATGTTGACGATAAGTTGTTGGCGCATCTGACTGGGGCGCGTGATACGGGCACACGCTTGGTCGTAGATTTCATTGGAGAAAATCGGCGCATACCAGATGATGGTGTTCGCCGCCGTCAGCGTCAGCCCGTGGCTCATGGCCGCAGGCTGGGCTACCAGCACCCTCGGGTCATCCGTGTGCTGAAAGGCTGAAAAAATCCGGTCGCGCTCACGCTTGCTCACATCCCCGTAAACACATTCGACAGTGATGCCGTTGAGCTCCAGGTACTTGGCCACGTTGGCAACCGCAGAAGTGAATGGCACGTAAACGATGGTCTTGCCTTCTGCCTCCTCGATGATCTCCTTAACCACTTCAAGTCGTGGTGTGGCGTCAAGCTCAACGGTGTTGCGGTCAGAGTCGTACGCTGCGCCACAGGCGATCTGAACCAGCTTGGATGCCTTCACCGCTTCATTGACTGCCAGCACTTCGCCGTTGGCGGCGGCGAACTTCAGCTTCGCCATCATGTCCTTGTACGCGGCATGCTGCTCTGGTGTCAGCGCAACGTGGCGGGTCTGAAACAGGCAGGGCGGCAAGTCAACACACTCGGCCCGGCTGAACCGGATGGACGGCTGCATGGCAGCGTGAACCACCTCCAGCGCGTTGGGCCGTGGTACCCACAGGAAGTTGTTCACCTGCTTCATCACAGTATCCTTGAACCGGTTGAAGTACGGCGGTACCGTGCTTGGCGTGACCAGTCTGCACTGCGCCCATGCGTCGGTTGGTGCGTTGGGTGTCGGCGTCCCGGTCATGCCCCAGCACCAGCGTGTGCCGCCAAGCTGCTTGTTGATCACGGTGTTGAGGAACTTCCAGCGGTCGGTGCTGGCGTTGCGCGCTGCTTGGGCGATCTCGTCCGACATGATGACGTCGATATCGGGCCGGTCCTTCATGTCGTCCAGGATGATCTTGAGGCCGTCGTGGTTGATGATGTAAATGTCGGCCGGTTGTTTCAGCAGCGCAAGGCGGCGCTTACGGTCCCCGTACACCACCACAGCGTCAAGGTGCGAGAAGTGACGGAAGATTTCGTCGGCCCAGGTGCGCTCCATCGTTGACAGCGGACACACGACAAGCATCTTGTGCACTGCGCCAATACTGCGCAGGTAGTCATACGCCCACAGTGCGGCCATCGTCTTGCCCGTGCCCATCTCATTGAGCACGTACGAGCGCGGGTGCAGCGTCAGGAACTCGGCCGTCTCCATCTGTGCCTTGAACGGTGCGTAGCTGCCTGACCAAGCGTAGTGGTACCGGATGGGTGAGGGTGGGCGCATACCGAGGTTGGTCAGTACGCGCATCTCATCCAGCCTGTGCGGCATGGCAACGAAGTGCTGGCCGTCAACGATCAGCGGTTTCGCCGTCGGTATCAGGGCCAGTAGCTGCTCCGGGTTTCGGGGCCGCACGACCAGCGCTTTTTTCTTTGGGTAGACTAGCATTTTTCGCTTTCTGAATTGCTGCGTCGGCTTCTAAAACGGCGCTTTGCGTGACAACGTTTGGGTTGAGCAGGTGACCCATGAAGATGTTAATCGCTATCTCGCGCTGTTGGGGGGTTGGTTCGTCGTCAATCATTTGTCTCTCCCCACGTCGTACCCGCTGCGCCCCTTGCGCCAGTCACGGTTGGCTTTCTCTGACTGCACCTTGAGGTTCTTCTTGTCAGACGAACCGCCTTCAGAGATCGGGACTTTGTGCGACAGGTCTTTGCCGTCACCGATGGCGACCTTACCCTCTGCGATGGCGTGTCGTCGCGCCTTGCGGCGCTCAACCCCGGCTTCCTTCTGCTCTGGCCGCTTGTTGTACTCGGCCTGGTACTTCAGCTTTTGCGGTGATGATTTAGGCATTTCATTTCTCCAATTGCGAAAGTGTCAAACAGGTGATGAACATGTCGGCCAGTTCTTTGGCATCAGCGCAGATGTACTTTTTCGATATCGCGTACTCGCTCCGCCCGTACTCCAGGACGAAGCCGTTCTCTGCTCGGGAAACACGGAACCGGCCAAGCACGTCTGAATCTGATTGGCCTATGGAGCTGGCGTAGGCAGCGTACTTGTCCTGCTGCACCGCGTTGGCTATGTTGGCTTGCCCAATCGACGCGGAGATACCGCTGCCGGAGAGGGAACCAAAAGTGTTGTTGGTGATCACGGTCCGGAACGCGTCAACGTAGTCGTCAGAGTTTGTCGCCATGCTTTTCTCCTTCGTTGAGGACTTCGAGAAGTTTTTCAAGGTAGTGTTTTCCCTTCGCAATCTCCTGCGCGTTCTGGTCTTTCTGGCCCATGCGCATGATGTACTTCAGCGCGCCGCCACGGTAGTAGCCAACTCGCTGCTCAAGTGGCCAGGTATCGACCACGTCCCACGGCTGCACTCCCATCTTCAGGTAGTGGTCGCCGCCGATCATTCGTTTGCTTGGTTCTTCCATTCGTCCTCCAGGTTGTTAAGTTGCGCAACATCGTCCACGATGATTGCCACTCCACCGGCTTTCCAGATACCGGTGATCTGCCGCTCCTGATTTGCTGACACGTTAGCACGTTTACCCGGAGCTTTGGTCTCAATGGCCATGAAGCGTCCGTGCCAGCAGCACACGAAGTCCGGTATGCCAGTAACCCCCATGCCGTTTTGGACGGGCATGTAGTACCAGACACCTCGCTCCTTGAGCCAGCGCTTCACCGCTTCCTTGACCCGACCTTCAGGTGTCATTGCCATGAGCAGCCCTCGGTTTGCGCAGTTCATCCAGCGCGTGTTCAAGCCGCAGCGCCAGTTCCAGCGTCAAGGCAGTTGTGTCAGGCGTTTTTGTGTTGTAGGCCAAACGCAGCAGTTCTTCATCAGTAAGTGTGGATAAGGGTAATAACTCGCTCATGTAGCCCCCGAAAATTCACATTGGTTTTTCTTGACCGGGCAGTAGTTTTTGCACAGCCCGGATGGTTTTGGCGGAAAAAGTGCTTTCGTGTAAGCGCGCTCCATGCGCTCAACACGCGGCATAAAGTGCTGCCATATCGTTGGTATGTCCTTTCGTGTAAACTGCTGTTTGTCAATTTTTTTGTCCTTCAACCAGACGAATCCGGTCTGAACTTTTTCCAACGACGAGTAGTGCGCAAACGACAGTCCAGCGAACAGCATAAGCTGGTCATTGTCAGGTTTTCGCTTACCGGTCTTCCAGTCTAGCAGCATCGCCTGCCGTCCACTATAGGTGATTACCCCTACATCAACGATACCACGGCACCATGCGGATGTCGAGTCCCATGTGGTCGGCGCAAGCCCAGACGTCACCGCCAGTTGCTGCTCAACCAGCTTGGTTCCTGGCGCGTTGGCGATCATGGCAGCCAGCCCTTCGTACCCTGCGATGGTGATGGGCAGCGGCTTGTTGTCACGCACTCTGTCTTCCAGGTGTTTGTGTACCGTGCTGCCCCACATGGCGGCTTCTCCGGGCCGGTCTTGTACGTCTTTGGCGACCTTGATGTGGTAGTAGCGTTTGGGGCAGGTCTCGAACGACGTAAGGCCGGAGTACGACCAGGGTGGGGTGTTCATGTTTGCAGCTCCATGGCAATATCGTTTATGTTTCGGTCGCCCAAAGGCACTTCGCCTCGCGCCAACTTGTTGTCGATGTCGCGCCAGAACGCAGCAAGCAACACCGCTCGGTCGTCAACAGCCAATCGTTTTTCTGACACCAACGAGCGCTCCCGCGCCATCAGGGACATTCGCATATCACCCCAAATTTGCTCTATGATTTTGGCGACTTTCAGCTGCTCGTCGTACTTGATCGCGCGGCCAACCAGTTCCTGCAAGTCGTTGATGATGATCATGACCGCGCTGCGCACTCTTGTGCGGCGCTCCACTTGCAGCGCCCTGATGCTGATGGTTCGGTACAGCGCATGCAGCTCATCATAGGCGATGCCGGTTGACCCATCCCGCAGCGCTCGGATATAGTCCGCAAACGCGGCCGTGTCCTTGGCGAACGCCTCGATGATGGGCTGCACGACACTGTGTTCGGCAGGCAGTACGAAGGTCTCAGGCATGCGGTTGTATGTCTGCATATAATTGTCTGCAAGGCGCAACCATTTGCCTACGTCCGGTGCGCGCAGTAAGTAGCTGGTGGTGTCGCGTAAGTCCATTGCCGTCTCCATAAGTGTCTACATGTAAGTACTAGCATAGTATAGTTCCTCAGTTGATTCAAGTTCCTGTTACGTTTTGTTACAAACGTGTCATTTCGCTTCGCCGTAGTTACAGGCGATGTCCCCCTCACTCCACAGCACGATGCCAGGTAGCCATGATGGCGGCGTCCGCATAATGCTGTTGACCGTGGCCAGCATGGCCTCTGCCTCGGCTTCCGGCACGACGTACACAAGCTCGTCGTGAACCATGTGCGCTGGCGAATACCCTGTCGCTGCCTGCACCTTGAGCGCATGCTCGGCGATCACATCACGGGCGATGGCTTGCACGATGTTCTCGTCCATCAGTCCCGAGTACACCTTGGACACCTTGCGCCCGGTGCCGTACTTGTACTGCGCACGACCTTTCTCGTCCAGGTCAACAAACAGGCCGGGGTAGTACAGTTTACGCCCGGATGGCAACCTTACACCGTTCTGACATGACCGCACCAGACCACGCGGGTCGGGCGAGAAATTCGTACCGGCATAGATGGCCTTGATCAGGTCCTGGCACTTGCGCCACCCCATTACGATGTCAACGTACTTGATGCGCCACGTCTCCGTCACTCGCCGTGCTTCCGCCTCATCCAGATCAATACCGCCCATGCTCTTGGCTACCTTCTGGAACGTGGACCAGCCAGCGCCGTACCCCAGACCCAACTGGGCGACCTTGGCCAACTGCCGCTGATCTTTTGTAACGGCGTCTTTGAGGACACCAAACAGCGCAGCAGCGAACTCTTTGTACAGGTCGGCCTCGGGGTCGGCAGCATACAACTCGCGGGTACTGGCAACGTCCCACAGGTAGTGGTTGACGCGAAGCTCGATGCCCGACAGGTCAGACACAACGACCCGGTAGCCCTCTGGCGCGCACAGTGCCATGCGCAGCGCGTTAGACAGCTTTGGAATGATGTTGCCCTGCTTGTCGCGGGGGATGCGTGGCAGGTTCTGGGGGTTCCACACCCGACCGCCCCACCGACCAGTGGTGGCCGCATGGTAGGCCAGCGGCACCGGCATCCAGCCATTCATGACGCCCGCGCACTTCATCATCGTAGCGAGTCGTGTTTGCAATAAGGTGGGCTTAACAGCGAGGCTGGGTGATGTGATAAGTTGCACGCGCTCATCTTCGTGCTCAAGCAGCGCAGTAAGTGCCTGGTCAGTTTTGGCAAGTGCGTACGTCTCCTTTCCCGTCGTCTTGCTGATTTTCACAGGCGGCTCCACACCCAGCGCGCGCAGCGCCTCGGCGAACTTGGCAGCAGACGCCATCATGGTGCGAACCTCGGCGCTATCAAGTGCGCCAACAACCGGAGCCAGCTCCAGCAACTGCGCTTCTTTGACTTCCTCCGCTTTTGCTAACGTGTCAGCAAGCAGATCGGTATCGCAGACGAACTGGGGGTAGATGATCATGCGCGCCGTCATGTCGGACAGGGCCAGCTCGTAGCGCTGCCACACGGTTGATTGGGTTATGTCGCGCAGGTCTTCCTCACCCTCGGTGTCAGCATAGGCGAACTTCTTGAAC